CAAAAATACCTCTAGGGTCTGATACGCCAAATACGTATCTTTCTCTAGCTTTGTATCTTACATTACCAGTATCAAAGTCACCTTCCATTTTTGTAGTTAATGGAGCTCTTTCAAGATGTTTCATACCGTTTGGTACGTCTGTGATCAAGAAGAAAGCATCTGGATCAGTTAAGAAGTGGTTGATTGAATAACCACCTGGAACCATTCCCATGCTTCTTAATGCATTGACATCATTATCTGAAGTTCCAACTCTACCTGCAGACTTCATAAGTCTTTCAGCAGTAAATTGTAAAGCAGATGGAATGATCATCTTTGTAGCTTTCGCAGCAATTTTTAAACCTCTTTCATCAGTTAGACCTGCAATGTCGATCATTGCTTGCTCTAATGAAGTTTCGTTTAAATCTGCTGGAGTCGCTAATTCATTTGAGAATGTACCAGCAACTGTTGGGTGATCTGTAGCAAATAATTCTTTGCCATCACCAGCTTTGAAAGTTCCAAATCCATTGTTTAATGGAGATGCAGCTTTGATTTGTTTTGTTTGAGCCATAGATCTTGCCAATGCTTTTGTATATCTAGAAGCAAGTCTGTCGTATAAGTTATCCTCAATTGCTTCCTCAGTGATCGCAAACCCAAGAGAGATTGTCTCGTGAGTGTATCTAGCTGTGAAAGTTTCTTGAGCTCTATCGAACTCTACTCCAGAACCTTCTGGTTTTACTTTAGCTTGACCGAATCCTGATAACATTACTTCCTCTTCGAAAGCTCTGTCAGATGACTCAGTTGTGTATATCTCAGCATGTTCTTGATCATACTGATTATATTCCAGGCCGAACAAGGCGTTCAAACCTGGCTCTAGTTCTTTAACTAGTTGATTACGTGATATCGCCATAGTTTATTACTCCTTATTATACCCCTGCAGTGTTATTTCCTAAGATATGCTGATTGATTTGCACTCTAAGAGCGAAACCTTCAGCTCCTGTATCTGAATGATCAGGATCTCTTGAAACACCTAGGATTTTTAGTTGTGCTGCTGTTGTTGCCGTTGTTGCTGAGATTTTTGATCTCGAAACAAATAACGGAGTTACACCATCAGCTTTGACCTGGTCTGCACAATGTCCAACTTCGTTTTGATTGAACGCTGTGTCAGCAGACATGACCTCAAACATTTGTCTAGGGTCATCGTTTACGAATGCAACTATATCAGTAGCAGTGTTACTTGCTTTTGAGAAGTTTGCAAACGTAGGTTTGTTAGTGTCAGCGTCAGTAAAGAATATACCGTTTAATACACCTAAATTTGCTTCAGTGTTATTAGCTGATTCAAGAACAACTCCATCAGACGTTAATTGCACCATTGCTCCGTGCGAAATTAAAGCAGAAGAAGCTGCGATCTTGTACTCAGATAAACCAGCATCATTACTAGCTTGACCTATCATCTTAATGGGTCTGAATCCAAACCCAGTTGTTGACGCGTTAGCCATAGTCGTTTCTCCTAATGTACCTGCCTCCGAAAAGGCCTCCAGTACGGTTTATATTATTCGCTGGTTTGAATTGTTAAAAAATTAACTTTTCTTGCCACCGAAGGTTACACGAGTATTTCTATCTACAGAGATAGGCATACTCTTATGCTGTTCCTTCGCTAGATCGGCATCTATTGCGTCTTGTTGATCTGAAGCCTGTCTTACATAGTAATCAGTCCTCTGACGCGCGATCTCTTCAGGTACCCTTGTCAGCACAAGGCCTCCGTGCCCGATCACCCCTGCGTATTTGCCATCAGCGATTGTGGGAAAGTCCTCTTCGGGATATTCATCTGATCTTACTAACTCATAACCGGACCTTAAGCGTCCCTGTATGTTTTTCGTATCAACGAATCCTAGGATTTCTGTCCTGACCCATCTGTGTCTAAATCCATTTGGCGCGTTGGGCGTATCTAAGTACGATGGTGGAGTCCAAACTTTTGGTTGTTCTTGTACTTTAACTTCCTTAGCTCTAGGTTCAATTTTTGTTGAATCACTTTTGCTAGTCTGGCTCGCACGATTTGGCGTTTTATCTTTTTCCATATGCTTATGCCTCCTTCGTGTTCATAAGTTGTTTCGCATATTCTTCTAGTGGCACACCTAATTTTTTCGCTATTGCGACTTGAGAAGGCGTGAGTCTCACACTTTTGCGACCAGTCTTTGGACTACGCGTTGCAGAGGCAACGGTTTGTGTAGGTTTACTAGTCTGTTGTTTTACAGTCTTATCAAATTTATGCGGAAATTCAAGTCTTATTCTTTTATCTATTTC